GAATCTTTGGAATGAATGTAAAGAAAAAGAATGGATCAAAGGCATGGATGAAACTGAAGCGAAAGATTGGCTTTTTGATTACGTGTTTAATGGTTGGGAAAAAGATAGTTCTGGGTTTGAACGATCATTTTCTGAAACTTTAGATGAGACTAATATGTATGACGTAAAATATTACAATTAGTAAGATTAAATGAACGGATATCAAACATATCAAATTTACCAATCTTTAAAGTTACACTTTACTTCAGATTATGATGCAGTAAAATATAACTTTAAAACCGCGGTGCGACAGGATACGTTTGAGCGAAGACGTGATAGATACTTTTTCGAGAAACTTTCTCGAAGATTCAATAAGGAAAAACTTATACAATACTTTACAGCTAACCTCGTTAAAGATCCGAATGTTTGGATCGGCGATATGAAGGATAACATATATGATGATTATGTTGCGCGTTACGATAAACTTACGTATATGGTAACTCAAGACATGAAATTGATGACTGAAAAGGGGTATAGTTTTAACCAAATATGTTCAACCTCTGATAACAACAGTACGAATCCGCTACTGGAATCACTTAGAAGTGACGAAATTCATCCTGAATCCGTCGTCCTAGTGGACATATTGGTTAACTTCCTTAAACGCTTGAAGGGCGAATTAATCGACCCTTTAGGTATAAATAAAGATCTGATTGATTTACTTTTAAAGTATAAATTGATCATGCTACAAAGTCCATTACCACGAGGGAAACTAAAAGAAAAGCTGTTAAACACCTTTACAAATTAGTGAACTTATGTTAATATAGATCTTGTAGTTAACTAAATAAAATACATTGTTAATACACTGCAATACAAATAAGAAAGATACATATATATGTCGTTTGAACAACTAAAACAAAGTCGCAATGATGCGATTTCAAAACTAGTGGCAGCTTCTGCTACTAATTCAGAAAAGAAAGACTATGGTGATGACCGAATGTGGAAACCCACTGTAGATAAAGCAGGAAATGGATACGCTGTTATTCGATTCCTTCCAGCCGGAGCAGGTGAAGACTTGCCTTGGGTGCGTTATTGGGATCATGGCTTTAAAGGTAGCACTGGTCGTTGGTACATTGAAAAGTCATTGACTTCTATTGGTCAACAAGATCCGGTGTCAGAATTAAATTCACAGCTTTGGAACACAGGCCGTGATGAAGATAAGGAAATCGCACGTCAGCGTAAGCGTCGTCTACACCATGTCTCAAATATTCTGGTTGTTTCTGATTCTGCTAATCCTGCAAATGAAGGTAAGGTATTCCTTTATGAGTATGGTAAGAAAATCATGGACAAAATCATGGATGTAATGCAGCCTCAGTTTGCTGATGAATCACCTGTCAATCCATTTGACTTTTGGGGTGGTGCAAACTTTAAGCTAAAGATTCGTCAAGTTGAAGGATATCGTAATTACGATAAGTCTGAATTTGATGCACCTTCAGCAATGTTTGATGGCGATGAAGCACGTCTTGAAGAAGTTTATAATCAACTTCACAAGCTAAGTGAATTCACTGATCCAGAAAACTATAAGTCTTATGCCGATTTGAAGCGCAAGCTTTATGAAGTAATTGGCGAAGCAGATGTTGCAAATTCATTTACAACAGAACAACAAGTTGAATTGAATACAACAAAAGATCCGGTGACGCCCAATTCGGTTGAGTCTTCAACGGAAACGGTAGCCCCGACAAGCTCAAGCGGAAGTGATACAGGTGACTCAGATGAGGACACCCTAAGTTACTTTGCTAAGTTAGCGCAGTCTTAATAGTAGGGGTGTGCCAATTCCTAACGGTTCGAAGGAGTGGTCTTTATGGCCACTCCTTTTTAGTATGCAAACGAATTAGCGGTTCTATCAATTAAACCGCTATCGTTATAGGTTACGCTTTCAACCTTTGGAGCATTCATTGTGCTTGAATCTACAATCGTGTTTGTTAATGAATTGCTCTTAGCTTCAGCTTGTTCTCTACTTACGTCAGCAGTCTCGGTTACTACTCTATGAATTATAAGACCTGTAACTTTATCGAGTTTTTTGAAGTCAATTTTATCTAATCCTTTATCAATGTCTTTAAGCAAATCGTGTATTGCGTCACCAGCATCCTGAATTTCTGTTTTAAATCCGGTCTTAAGAGCTTCTGAAATATTGCTTAAGGCTGTAGGCAATTTTTCTAATGGTGCAATGCCTCGTTCAAGATCTGGACCAATAGCTGCAATAGACTTTAATTGCTCAATTGGACTTTCAGCACCAAAAAGTTTAGCAAATCCTTCACCAATCGATCCTAGTATTTTACCAACTGCACCACCCGCACCAAATGCCGCAAGGGCACCACCAACTGCGGTGATACCTGCTGCAACTGATAATAACGAAGCTCCATCAAGCGCGCCAAGCTCTTGAATTTCTGTGCTGATTGTTTGAATAAGACCTCCTATTGCGCTAGATGCACGCTCAAAGGCTGTTACTAATACGTCAATGGTTCCACCAATAAATCCTTGGACTATTTTAGAAAGACTTTCGAAGTTAACAATTAGTCTATCAATAAAATCGTTGATGATTGGTTGAAATTGCTTAAGCGCTGGCATTACGTGCTCGTTTAATGCTGCACCAAACATTTCAAATGCCTTTGCAGCAGGTAACATTGCAAGAGCCAATATACCAATTGCTGCAGCACCAATCAAAATTGCGGGTGATGCAAAACTTAACGCCGCGGCTGCAACAGTTAAACCTGCTAATACAGTTAATCCTACTTTTACTGCATCCCATGTTACTTCACCAAATTCTTGGAACGCTTTTGCTGCTGGAATTAATGATGCACCAATTGCAGCGATTGCTATAGCACCTTTAATCACTCTTCCAAAGTTTTTACCAACTGCAGCAAATCCAGCACCAATGCCTTTAACTAAACCACCAATTCCTGCACCTAAACTTTTTCCAATTTTACCAAGTGCACCAACTCCACCACTTGCCTTTACATCACCTCCTGCAGATGAAGGTGCACTAGACATATTTTCTAGAGACTCTGCGATTCGTACCAATAATGCCTTTTGTTCTTTACGATTTTCAGCGTCCTTTAAATCATTTCCTCCATCTGTTAAACTATCGAGTTTAACTAAAAGAGAGTCCTTTAATTCAACAATAGATTCAGAAAGATCTTGAAAATTAGTTAAATTGTCAAATTTGACTAAAAGAGAGTCCTTTAATTCAACAATAGATTCAGAAAGATCTTGAAAATTAGTTAAATTGTCAAATTTGACTAGAAGTGCGTTTTTTAATTCGTCAATAGATTTTGCAAGGCCTTGAAGAGATTTTTGTTCCTTTTTATTTTTAAAGAAGTTACCAATGCCACTAAATCCTTTTTTAAGAGAATCGAATGGCGCTGTTAGTGCTGATTTAATTCCCTCGAAAGGAGCAGTAATTGTGTTTTTTAACGCTGCAAATGGAGCAGTGATTGAAGATTTTAGAGTACCTAAAGATCCTTTAATAGATTCACCTAGTTTGCTTATCGCAAAGGATGATTCTTTTTTATCGCTTTTTGAATCTTTGCTTCCCTTTTTAACGAGGTTTTCAATGTCTTTCAACTTATTGACTACATCGCCTAAACTGTTATCTTCATCTGCCATTTATTTTAAATTAGAGTTCTTAATCTTTTCGTTTTCTTCTTTGATGTGTTCCATTAATAGTGAAACATAGATTTGCCTCTCCCATGGAATCATATTATCAAGTTCTGTTAAACTATATTTATGGTGTTGGGCCATAGAAAAGTTAGTTTGATAGTGATTTATTAGTGAATCATGCGACAGGCTTAGGTAAAAAAAGACTGAATTCCCTCCAAGGTTATAGTGTTTTCGTGGCCGCACTCAGAACATACAAACTTAACTTCGTATGAAAGCTTTGGCTGGTTGGTTAAATATTCTTGAATCTTTTCAATCTGTGTGTGGTTTAATGATTCAACAAACTCGTATAACTCTTTTTTAGATGAATCTTTAGAGTTATACACGCTATCTTCGTCATAAATTGATTCAATAACAAGCGTAATAGTTTCAACAATATCAGCATTTTCTTTGATTTTACTCATATCGGATAAAGATAAAGGCTTAAGCATAATGCCTATCGTATCACTTAATTGAATCTTATTACTTACTTCCTTTTCAGGATATTTGACGTCAACCTCTTTAAGATTGATAGTTACTTCATTTTCGTGGCCACACTCAGAACATTTAAATTTAACATCTGCAGTTTCACCCACACTAATTGCGCGTAATTGCAAAAATAAATATTCTACATCGTAGCTCGTAAGTTCATTTACTTTTATTTTATTAAACGAACAGGCAGAAATAATTTCTTTCATTGCCTTTACAATTTGTGCTGTGTTGTTTGATTCCTGTGCAATCATAAGAATCTTTTCTTCTTTTACAAGAAAAGGTCTAATTTCATATAATTTTTTTGTCGAAGGTATGACTACTTCATACTTCGGCGATTCTAGTTTTGGTAATGTCATAATTTATATCACTTTTTATATTATTCTTCGTATTCCTCCTACTACTTCTTTAATTCCTGAAAGCACGGAGGAGATAGCACCTTCAGGTTCATAATCATCATACGCCATAGTGATACTTAATTTTTGTGTAGTATCAGTAGCAGAATTATTTAGTTCAACTGTTTGCAATGTCGTAGGGAAAGCATTTCTTAATTTAACGCCATAAATTGGTGTGTTGTTTTGGTCAAGCTGTTGAATAATTATATCAGAAACATAGTTAGCTTTATAGTTTAATTTGTATGATTCTTGGTCAATTATCATACCAGACCATTTATCAAACATTTTTCTCATATAATAATCATTTGTTAAATGAAATACGAATGTAACGTCTTCGTTGAAATATCCGTTTGGTCTTTTGGTTGACTGTCTAAAGTCTGCATGTTCAATTGTTTGAATTTGTCTACCAGGCAATGAGCAAGACTCGCACAATAGAGCTACATCTCTTGGATCGTTAATTAGCGACATTGGGTCAAATGTGCTACTTAATAACGACGCAGCTACACCTTGCAAATCAAAATTTAAAAGACTTGCCTGTGGTGGTGTCATAATAACGACAAATCGATTTTGCGGTGCCAATCCACCGTGTTTTCCAATATTTGCCTTAAAGGAATCAATAGTACTTGGATTGGCTGCGTTTTTAACTGTGTCTATAAAGCTCATCTTAAATCATTTTTCTTGAGTCAGACCAAACAGTAGATAGACTCTTTTTCTTAAAGTTTTCAGTTGGTAAAAATAAAACAGTTTCCCACTCACTTGCTGGTACTTCAATCATTTTAGAACGTACATGTTCGCTTAAATAGTGTTTGAAACATGGGCCATACATACTTAATTTTGAAGCGCTCTTTAGAAGATTATAAGATAGTCTTAAGCGAGTGCTTAAATCATAACGTTTATTTGTACTATAGTCTACAAGTTTGTCAAAGAAAAGTGCGCGTTGTTTATGCGGCAAATAGTGTAGATTTAAACCAAAAAAACCACCTTTTGCTTTTTCTACCATAAAAATTAAAGGAAATCTATCGTAATAAGGAAGTGTTTTCTTGTGTTTAGGATCGTAAAAATACATGAACATGCGGCCAGGTAATGGACGACTTCTTTGTTTTAAGTTTTCGTCCTTTAAAAGTGTTTGTCTATTTATTGATTTCATACCTCTTAACTGATTTTTAAACCAATTAAGAGACTTTTCAGTATTTTTTTGAACACCAGCTTTAAATGCCTGTGATTGTAATCTATCTATGTATGATATAGCCATTATATCTATTTATAACTATGTGAGTAACTTTATACCTAAACCTTTAATAGTATCTTCAGTCCAAATTTGAAATATCATACCATTTTTTTGAGCATACACCTTAGCAGATTCCCATTTAGATATGTTTTTGGCGTATGTCATAACTTCTTTTAAGTACCTTTTTGTTTTTCGCCTTGGTTCTTTTGGCGGTGTTGTTTGATTTTTAGGTTTAACCTCAATTAAATACTTTTTACCATCTTTCATTCGTATAAAAAAGTCTGTAAAGTATTTGTGTGTCTGTCCATCTGTTTTACAGCGATATCGTATGACAATTTCTTCTGAATTCCAACCAATGACACTTTGATTATTATCCAACCACCGCATCACCTGTCTTTCCCAAAGTGATCGATACTTAATATTTGAAGCGTTTCCTTCGTATTTACCAATGTTCTTTGGTCTATAACGGCCTGAATATGTCATGATTTTATTATAAATAACTACAAAGGTATTTATATGTCATTACTATCAAAGCTAACACGAGAACTATTTGGTAATTTAAAAGGATTATCATTTAATAATAAAGGATTGTTACAATATCCTTTAAATTTAACGAGTACACCAAAGCAACAGGTTGTTATGCTTACGGCATTCACAAAAGAAGGCGAAAAGGTTGTGCCGCAAACAATTTATTTACCATGTCCTACTGGAATATCATTTAATGATAGTGCTGCGTTTGGTACTATTGACTTAGGAATACTTGGCACGGTTGGCGCAGGAGCAGTTGAAGCAGTATCAGACGCTTCAGCCGGAGGTGCAGGAATACTTGGTGCTGCGGGCGCTGGCATAGGTTCAGTCGTTGACCAAGCATCTACTCTTAAAGGTGGTCAAGCTGCAACAATTGGAATGCAAATGACACCATTTGCTGAACAAGCTAAATTGTCAAGCAGAGCGTTAACTAATCCAAATACGAATAGCAATTTTACAGGAAATGCTGTTAGACAATTTACTTTTTCTTTTAAAATGATTGCAAATAGTGAAGCAGAGGCAGATGCAATCAGGCAAATACATCAACGTTTTCGTTACTACACATACGCTAAACCACAAACAGGCGAAAATAAATTCACATTGGAT